CCTCTTTCAATAGGTGCCGCACATTCATGGGTTGATTGCGGCTCCAGCATGTCTAGCTTTTTCTCCTTTGGTTTAGCTGCGGCACTACGATAGTTGGATTTGCCGAAAGAGTTCCTTTTTCCCTTTGGAGCTTTTAGCTTGCTCTGGATAAAGAGAAGTTGTTGTTTTATATTAATTTGTGTCATTTTTTATGGATTGTTTATATAGTTCAGTTCTATCTTTTGCATTGTCACATCGCATAATACAGTCCATATCGAAACCAATGTCAAGTAAAATCTTTATTTGTTCTGATTTTTTTTTGACTACAAATCTTTTGTACAATTGCCTGAATCCAACTGGATGTAGTACGTCTAGGTTTTCTCTTTCAAGATACAATGCCATAACACGGAGAATAGAAGGATATTTATCTGGACTGGTGCTACATCTTGTCTTGAGAAAGTTCTCTAGTTTACCCAGCAAACTGTTGCCGACTCTAGATATTACGCCACGTACCATTCCAGTCTGGTGGTCGTGATCAAGTACCCAATCGTTAGTCTTTTGTTTAGTAATCGGACAAACGCCAGTCTTGGGTTTGTTCCTTTCTCTAAACTGTTTTATTAAACTCTGCGGCAAGTAAGTCATTTTATTTTTTCTATGTTTAGTATTTGTCCAGATCCACCACGTTTAAAACGACATCTACCGTCTTTCTCTGGTGCTACTTTTAGCAAAAGACGAATAGCATCCTTTTCATTATGCGCCCATTTTATGGCGGCACTTGTGTTGCTTTCTGGCGGCAAATCATCGTGCCGAAAAGTTATGTAGTATTGATTCATTGGTATATAACCGTGAAGCCCTCGCCGCCCATGACTGGTATGACATTATAATCAATCCACTCATAGGCTTCATCGGCAGTCAAGCCTTGCTTCTCGAATGCCTCAATCATTTTATTGTGGTCATAAAGCAGGAAGCCCCTGTGGTCAACGCCGACTACCGCATCATCCAGTCCGTCAAAGCGGATGGCTTCGGGGTCAGCCCATTCTAAATAGTCATCAAGTGTTGGGTTATTTTCGTACATAATTACATTCTTAATAGTATTGATTCATTTACCTTTTTCTAAATGTTTTTTAACCTTTTTAACTCGATCAATAAGTGTGCTTTTGGAAATATCATAGTCAACTGCTATGTCATCCCAGCACTCACCTCTACGTTTTCTTGCCATAGCATCCAAGGTAATACCTATGTGCTGATCCAGTCTTAAAGGAGTTCTTCCACTTACTTTTCTTTTCTCCTCCTTGATATTATCAACGGCTTCAATAGCTTCTGCTTCTGCCATTATTTTTTTCATCTTGGACTGCAAACCGTTAAAATAATTTACCGCGTCTGAATACATATTGTTACTCATAGTGATACCTCCATTTCTTTTTCTAATGATTTTTCTTCTGCTATTTTTAATTTAACTTCTTGGTGAATAAGATCCACCTTTATGCGTGCTAGATCATTTAACACTTGTACCCAATCATCCGAAGTTTTACCACTTGCGGTATTACTATCTGACTGTTCTGCTTTTACTAAGCATGATGAAACTGCTAACATTGCCGATTCAGCAAGATCAATAGTTAATATTTTTTTAATTACTTTGTTCATTTTATATATGTTTGTTTAATAGGTTGTATTGAAAATAAAAATCCCTTGCGGCTTTTGCCATAGAGATGCCTCGATCTTTCATCATGTTAGACCATTTCTTTGGATAAACATTACCAGTAACATTACAAACACATACTGAGTAAATGTCTGGAATAAAACCAAGATCTTCTATATTGTTTAGCATATCTGCTTCGATAGCAAGCTGATAACAATCGCTGTCATAAAACTTTCCTCTGTTCTTTGCCGAACAATCACGAAACTTGTAATCAAACAATGCTATTCTGGAATCAACAACAGCTATGAGGTCAAGCCTGCCTGCTATTTTCATTTTGTCACAAGCAATTAATCGCTCTGTTTCTATTGGCTTTATGTTATTGTCCATAAAGTAATCCAATATGGGATAAGCAAAAGTGTCGTAAGGACTTTCATCAAGTTCTTCATCATTGATTTTCTTATCAAACAAATCGTATATGTCGCCCTTGAAGCTAGGAATTAATTCCTTAATCCAGATGTTAGCCAGATCCTCTATACGTCCATGCGCCCTAGTTCCGAAATCCCTACTAGGAATAGCATCGCCTGTCTCTGGACATTTAGGTAAGCCCCACATGAGTTCATTTATTTCTTCATACGTAGCATCTGGATTATTACCCTTAAGTTCAATAGCTTTTTTAACACGCCATGTTTCAATAAATGGATTAGGTATGGCTTTTAAGATTGTTGTAACGCTTGGATACATCCAAGGCATTTCTCTAATCTTTGTTACAGTTTCTATTTCTGACAACTTGGGGTTATCTTTGTCTGAATAATCATATATATGCATTATAATTCCTCCTCGTCTTCCTTTATTTGTACTAAACGGACTGTTTTACCAGTAAAATCGCATTTTGTTTTTCCTACTTCTTCAAGTAAACCTGCTTTTATAAGTTCAGTTATTCTAGGTCGCACTTGGTTCATCTCAAAATACTCAAGTTTGTTTAAAACCTGTCTATCCGTCCAAGGTCTTGAACACATTGAAAACAATATGAATATGTGTTTTGCCCTTTTGGACAATTTAAGTTTATCTTCTCTGTAAGCTTTTATAGAGTTTTCGTGTATCATAATATTATTTAATTAAGGGTTTAATTTCGTCTTCGATAGCCCATTCAATGGTATCCCATGAGATCCCATAATTAGCATCGTGTTTTCTTTCAACATGATCGAGTACATTTTTAACCTGTTCATCGGTTAATGTAACACCCATAGCTTCGGCTTGATGACGGACATCTTCGTGATTCCATACAATTGCGATTTCGTATTTCATATTATTTATTTGTTAGTGGTTAGTGTGATTAGAATTACTGTCTCTCAAATCGTTTATGTCAACAGTTAAATTTTGTTTATTATTATATTTATTTATTTTATTATTATTATTAACTGGTATTGGTTTTCCCATCTTGGAAAATCGGTAGATGATTTCGTCACACGGTCTGTACCACTTTGTTCGGTCATAATTTTTCTTGTTATAACTCCCAACAACGATAGCACCTTGCTTCTCCAATGACTTCATTGTGATCCATACCTGCTTGCCTGTAATGAATGGTAAAGCTTTTGATATAACAGAGGCAGATCCATACGTCCAGTAATGCCCATCCTTCTTGTTTTTATCATTCTCCCTATTCTTTAGCCACCAAAATATAATGTACTCAAGTAATATAGCTTCTCTGATGCCGTATTTGATAGCGTACCGCTCGCCAAAATGTATCTTTCTGTTGCTCATTGTTAAATATCGCTACTGGTAAACTGCCAGTTGTCAATGTATTTATTTTATAAAATGAATACATAGATAAAAAAAGAGCCACCCCGTACGAGATGACTCTTTAATATGAACAATAATATAACGATAACAATTAGAATACTTACGAGAAGCAATCTATTTATAACCGTACTGGTAAACTGCCAGTTGTCAAGACCTATAACAAATAAAATTCAAGATTATTTTCTGGTAAATCATTGAGCTTTGGATCGAGATAGCCACCCTTGATCAAATCGTTAGTCTCTGAAAGACACATAGCATTCCAGATGACAGCACCCAGATGATCCTCCGAAGTATCATTAGACATATAAGCCCAAAGATGTCTATATAACGAATCAACGTATCTGGACATAGGAATGCCCTTTCTCCAATTATGAGCATCGTATTTTTCTGCTCCATCCTCTAATCGTTTAGCAGCTCTCATTAAAGCTCTAGTTGGTAAATGACTTGGGCATCCCTTACCTTTCATAGCATCTCTGACAGCACCCGTAGAAAACTGACTCCGAGATCCAGAGTCAGGCAATGTTTCGTTTTCTGATGTAACCATGCTACGAATACTGGTAAACTGCCAGACCTATGTCAAGGACTGGTAAACTGCCAGATGACTTATAAGAAAATACTGGTAAACTGCCAGACGATTTATAAGTTATTGATAATTAGGTGTATATAGAGTACACGGCACGGGGCAGCGCATAAAAAAATTAAAAAATTGCATAAAATTGCAAAAAAAAATCTGGGCTGCGTTGCATTAAATTGCAAAAATAGCACGGCGTAGCACGGCTCAAAACTTTGTCGCATTTAGACATATGGCATTTTATAGACATTTTATAAGTTTGACTTTTCCGCGTTTTTAAATGTTAAAAACGAACTACGTTCTTTTTAATTTCCAGCCGTGCATACGGCGCAACTTTTACCGCGTTATTTCAGCGCGGAAAAATAACAATAATAATACAATAATACAGATATGAAAGATTACAAAAAATTAGATGCTAATGAGAAACGCGCTTTTGTCCGCGAGTTAATACGTGAAGGCGTTTTGACTGGAATAAAGGCGAGCGAAACGCGCTTTATGAAAGAGGCGGAATGCGTCGACCTGATAGAGTCCGCTCTTAAGGAAAAAGGCGGAAGCAGTGCGATCGATATGAAGGCAGTTGATGAAAGGATTATGACCTCTATGGAAGGCGTTTTGAAAAAATTGGTGAACATAGATGCTGATTATAAAAACGTAAAAAGCTTTATAGATGGTTTGCTCAAAAAGCCTTCCGCAATGAAAAGCCTACCAGCGAAAACCGCCGCCGCTGGCGGTAATAAAATAGTAAATGAAATCATGCGATTCTATGAACCTTCAAAAGACAACGAAACAAAGCTTTTGCTTTTAAGTCCGCCGTCTTTCGGAAAGTCTTATGCAGTCCGCTTATGCTCGAAAGCTTATGATCATTTTATAGAGCATGGATGTTCACCCGCTATTGATGAAATTGACACTTTGCTTGGTAGCCCGACCCCTGACGGCAAAGGCGGCTTCGAAATCGTTGACGGTAAACTGGCGGAAGCCGTAAGGAAAGCTGGCAACGGTGAAACCGTGCTGTTCTTTTTTGATGAAGCCTTGCGGCTTTCGGAAGCCGTGCAAGCGTGGCTATTAACTTTCCTTACTGGAGTTAAAACCGCGGACGGCTTACAGTATCAACTGACAACGCGGAAGCCTGAAGGCGGCGCGCTCGAAGTTATAAAATGCGCGGCTAAAAATTTGCATTTCATTTGCGGCGCGAACTTAACGGCTACAAAGCCAGTAAGCGCGTTTTGGTCTAGATTCCGTAAAAAGCGAATCGCATTTGATCTTGAAACGGCGGAAAGCATTGCGGCTTCAATATTAAGCGGCTTCGAAGTTTCGAAAGATGAAAACGCGAATCTATTCGCGGCAAACTTTGCTTTAGCAATGTCTTTAAGCCGTGCTTTAATTAAAGAAGGCGCGGCGGCGGAAGCTTTAGATTTCCGATGCTTAGAGGACGCGTTACGCGGCGCGGAAAAATGCGAAACTCGAACCGACTTACAAAGCGTGATTCGCGACCTTCAGGGGATCGTTTTGGATCATTGCCCGCTATGGGATTTAGACCTTGGCGAAACTGATAAGGAAAGCGCGGAAGCTCATGTTGCTGTCATTAATCAACTAGAGAAGGGAATCATTTAATATGAAAACTAAAACTAAAATTCCATTTAGAAATCTTATTTGGAAAGCCTTCCGCCTTTGCTGGCATAACGTTACAAAGACGCGTAAAGGTGGCATTTTGCGCCGTACGTCTATTGCTTTAAGCGAACCTATAAGATGTAAAGTTGACGCGGCAAAAAGCCGAAGTGGAACGGCGTATTATTATCACAAAGACGGCGTGAATTATATTCATGTTCAGGAATCACTCGCGGACGTTTTGTTTAAAGACGGCTTAAATAATAAGCTAAAAATAGAAGGCGTTCGTCAGGTTATTAGACATGAATGCGGACACGCTTTATTTACGCCGCGCGGTAGAAAATTAATAGATGATTTAAAGGCTAACGGAATCCCCTTTGATCTTTATAATCTATTCGAAGACTGTCGCATTGAATACAAATTGACTTCCGCTTTTAAAGGCGTTGACGGTTTATTTTATTGGAAAAAATATATCGATATTGAAACCACCGAAAGCACGCCGTGCGGTTTGCTTTATAACTTAAAACTTAGAGAAGCTGGCGCACGTGTCGACCGTTCTAAAACTTTAACGGTTCGTAAGTTTTTAGCTAAATTTAGCGGCGATAAAGAAGGAGTAGAGTTTAAAGGCAAAATAGTTAACACGCCGCATCTTGTAGCTGAGTTTTATAAAAATATTATTCGAACTAAAGACGCGGACATTAAACGAATGTTAACGCTATTGAAGGAATGGGTAAAAGTTTTCGGCGCGGACGTTCCGCCATCAACTGGCGGCGGCAGTTTCATTAGCTCAGGTGATCTTGACGAAAGCGCAACGGCGGAAGCTGGCGAGCGCGGCGAATATGTTGACGGTGAAACCGAAACAAAAGCCGAAACCGAAACCGAAACGAAAGCGGACAAAAGCGGTACGCATAAAAGCGGTAGTAAAATAGCGCGGACATTGCCTAAAAAGTGCCGCGCCGCAACTGTCAGGCAATCGGACATCAATTATTCGCGCCGTATAGCTTCGCAACTCGTTCCGATCATTAAGCGCGCTAAAATAAAGCCTTGTACGTTAGGCAAACGCGGACGGCTTTATATGCCACGAATTATGTGCGGTCTAGCTCAGGCGTTTCGTTCGCATTCGGCGGCGGACGGAAAACGTAACATATATTTGCTTGTCGATCTAAGCGGAAGCATGGCGGAAATATGGCATAAATTCGGCGGTAAAAACTTAGTAGCGGCGTTTACTATTTTGCGTGATATGGGATTAATAAATTTAAGCTTATATTATACCGCTGAAATTGATGAAAAGCGCACGACCGTTAACGCGTCTTTAGAAACCGTTAAAGACGTTTTAAGCATTAATCCACGCGGCGCGGCGGAAATGATCAAAGCCTCTTTAGATGAAACCGCTGAAGCCGTTAAAAGCGCGGACGCGTGTTTTATATTTACTGACGCGGATATCGTTGATGAACCCGTAAAGCCTAATGAGTGGAGAAGCAAAGGAGTCGATCTTTGCGGCGTTTGTATTAATCCAAAGGAAGCGCATTTGCGACCGCTTATGAGACTGCACTTCTCGCGCTCATTTATTCACGCTACGGCGGCGCAACTGGCGCGGCGAATAGTAGATTATACGGTTAACCGTTAAAACGTCATATAAGGCAAATTTGAGCCATTAAAGCCGTTCGCATTTATTTGCGGACGGTTTTTTTATGCACGCATCAGGAGCAACTCAGGAGCAACTTTAATCAGGAGTAAACAAAGCCGCTTAAAAGCCGCTCAGAAGCTTCATAAATGAAAGCCGAAACAGAAGCCGTGCAATGAATCAAAACGCCGTCAAACGCCGTTTAAACGCGTTACGATTATAAAGCCGCGCTGAAACCACGCCGTAAAGGTGTTATGCCATTAAGCCGCTGTGATATGTTAAGCCAGCCAGCGTAAATTTTCCCCCTGATAAGCCGCCGCTCAGGCGAAAAGTTGCGCAGCTCTTTTTGTTTTTTAAACAGTACTGATTGTTATTTAAACAGTACGCCTATTATTTTGGGCTGGCGCATTTAGACATGTCGCACCGTGCTATTTTTTTACGGCTGGCGATTAATTGCATGAAATTGCAGAGCTGATTGCAACCCGCGATTGCATTAAATTGCATTGGCTATATATGGGGGGAGGGGGTATATATTTTTTTTTATTCTCAAAATACTTATATATTAACCAATCTGAAAAAAAATTGGCTCTCGATGGGCATAAACGCTCATTTTCCCGTTTGGGAACACTACATATAATAATATACCTATAATACTTGACTTATTATATATATGGTATAGGTTTTCCCATATTGGAAAATGGTGAAACAGTTAATCCTGAGAAAGAACAGCTATTAGCGGACATAGGTCATGCGATAGAGGAGGTTGCTTACAAGAAGGAAGTGGCTAAGGTAAAGAGTCTCAGCAGGTACAACCCTGAGAAGGTAGCCAAGATACTATATTTGTATAGCACGGGGGTATCTCAGACGGCTATGGTACGTAAGCATGGCATAGACCGCGAGACTGTAATCAACACCTTGGTTGAGTACGCTGACCACAAGGGTAAGTTCAGGGAGTTAGGCGGCAAGTTATCAGGTCGTAACTACGTCAATCTTAGTTCATTAACAGAAGACTTAGTAGAAAGCCTGCGGCATCGTCTAGAGATAGGCGACATCGAGGCATCGTTCCGTGATCTCAAAGACTTATCAATAGCATTAACCAATGCACACAGGGAGGCATCTACATCTCGTGGTGATGCTACGGTAATAACAGAGGAGCGCAAGGTAACAACAATTGAAGATGCTAAGGCTCTAAGGGAGCAAGCATTGTCCAGAATCAAGGATGCGGAGGTAATTGATATAGATGAGTAGTCCTATTGATTATGTAAAGCATCAGGTTAGTGAGCATTTTGACAACTACGTTGTGGTAGTCATTAACAGGGATGGTGAGCTTGAGTACAGGTATAGTAACTGGATGGTAGCAGATATGTTATTGACTAGAGCTGGGGATAATATCAGGGAGGACATGGATTTGGACTTCATATGGGAGGAAGAAGAAGAAGGGGAAGAAGAGGAATGACAAGTATGGGAAAAAAACTAACTAGGATTTATCATGCAGGGCTGATGAAGTACGCAGATGTTTTGGGCGTTAAGCACGGATGGGTTACTGTGCGTTTTGATGGGAACTATGGAGTATGCTGTTACGAACTGGATGCCCCTTATATTACTGAAGCGGGATATGAATACTTTGAGGATTAATGATTAGTTTTACCCAGCACCCTATACTAAAAGCTCCTACGGATAAGGAGATAGTCAGGCTTACTGAGACTGATGAGGGATTAAAGGCTTTGGTACAATGGCATAAGACTCACGAAGAGGCTATTGAAAATGCAGTAAGAGATCCTCTGCGTTGTGGTTTTGATCTAGCTGGCTGGGATCGTATTAAGTGGGGTCTAGAGAACTACAACGAGGTAGTTGCTCTTGGTGGTAACAGAAGTGGCAAAACTACTGGATGTGCAAAGTTAGTAATGCAGGACGTTACCAGTAACATGGATGGTCATATTGTATGCTTTAGCCAGAATGAAGATACATCCATCAAGGTTCAGCAAGCTGCTATATGGGAAATGATGCCCAAGGAGTTTAAAAAGAAAACTAAGGGCATCGAGGGTTATATTAACTTCAGTATGCAGAATGGCTTCACGGCTAAGTCATTTATCTTTCCTGATACTAGGACACGGGTTGACTTTAAGACTTACACGCAGTTCAGCAATAATCAAAGTATCTTGGAGGGTTTCCAGTTCGGATTCCGTAATCCTACTGGTCTTAACATAGGAGCATGGCTTGATGAGTACCTTGGGGATGCACAGCTAGTTGACACACTTAGATTCCGTCTTGCAACCTTCAACAGCAAGATGATGATTGGCTTTACTCCTATTGACGGATATACTCCTTTTATTGGCGAGTACGCCAAAGGTTCTGAGACTCTTGAGACAAGATCCGCAGAACTTCTTAATGGTAGAGCCTTACCTGTTAAGCAATACAGCCCTAACAGAGATGCCGCCATAATCTATTTACATTCTGATGAGAACCCATTTGGTGGCTATGATCGTATCAAAAAGGATCTGACTGGTAGACCAGAGGACGAAATACTTGTCCGTGCTTACGGATTCCCTGTTAAGAGTGTCACCGCTCTTTTGCCTAAGTTTAGTAATTCGGTCAATGTATTGCCTAATAAGTACGACATGAAGATGCCTAACTATGCTGATCGTAGTCAATATACGATATATCAAGTAGTTGATCAGATCGGAAGAGCACACGTCTGAACTCCAGTCACACAGTGATCTCGTATGCCGCCTTCTGCTTGAAAAC